CCGCCCAGCTTGGCTGCGAATGTCGGGTCCGCCGCCGCGTAGGCTGCGGTGTACGCTCGATTGCGCCACCAGAAGTAAGTCGCGTTCGAACGGTCCAAGCCGCCGCAGACACCGGCCATCGGGTTGTCCACGATGATCGAGCGCATCCCCGCCAACGCTTTCGCGTCGGCAGTTCCGTCACCCCACATCAGCGTGTTCATGGTGCGCGCGTATTGCTCCCCGAGAGAGAATAGTTTCTGCTCGAAGAGATTAACGAGGACAGTGAGTTCCCGACGAGAATGTTCCGCCGTGCGCTCGCCGTTGGTGTCGACAACGGAAATGCCGTCGACTTTGAGTTCTGTGTGCGTGAGAGTAAGACCAATGTGATGTTCACGCCATGGGAAATTTGCCCGTTGAATATTTGCGGGCGTGAAGAAGTTAACCATATCGTTGTGGGTGTAGCCCTTGACGACATCGTTACCAGACCCATCACCATAGACGCCGACGACTGCCAACGAGATATTACCTTTACCACCCGGGAAAGTCTTTTTACCATTCTCCCACAGGTTGAGTAGAGGTTTATTCTGAATGGTCTGGTCGAAGACACTGCCCTTTTTGAAGTAGAAGTCAAGCGAGGCATTCGCAATGCTCGCAATTTCACCTGCCGTAAAAGCCATAGCCTAACCCCGAAGGTCAGGCGCGTCGTGCTCTCTCCAAACCCAGCATGGCCGCTTCCATCATGGACTTCGGCTCGGGGCGAGCGCCGACTGCGCCGCGTTGCGACGCGTTCGGGGTTCGCTGGGTGGCTCTAGGCGTAGGCGTGAACGAGCGAGCGGTTTCGGATGCGCGGCGATAAGCCTCGTTGGCGATCCAAACGGCCTGCTCGGGTGTCTGCGGCGCGCCGGTTTCCTGAACCACGGACCAGAGAAGGTTCCGAACGAGCGGTTCCTTGCGCGCGTAATCGGGGTCTTGACGCTTCACGCCTGCTTCCCACTGGTCAACCGTCTGCTGGACTGCTGACTGTAGGTGAACCCTCTCGCCTTGCTGCTGATTTTGGGTCAGTTGCGAGGTCGAGCGGATCGCTTCCTGCTCCGCGAGAGCCCGTGCGTATCGGTCACGGGACATCTGCGCCGCCATATCCGGCGCGAGGCGACCCGCCTGCACTTGCGAAGCGAGATCGTCGGGGAGCGTTATGCCGAGGGCGTGGGTGGCAAGCTGGACATAGGGGGCTACGCCGGTCAGAAAAGCATTGAAGTCGCCGCGCCGCATGGCCGCCGCGAGGTCGAGCGTGAGCTGAAAGTCTTCCCGGGCGATGTCGTTTCGCACCAGAAAGTCCCGCAGCGTGTGCGTGACATCCGCGTCGGCGCGAGCCGCGTTGCGCTCGCCAATGAGCTTTTCGATGCGTTTCCGGGTTCCCTCCTTGTAGCTGGCGAGTTCCTTCTCGTCAGGGTCTTGGGAGAGGTCCGGTCCCTTGTCGCCTTCGGCTTTCGCCTCCGGCTCCGATTGCTCACGCTTCTCCGAGGGGGGCGATGTCCCGGCGAGAACGTCATCCTCTTCGGTTTCCTTGAGGTCTTTTCCGACCGCACGGAGGACCGCTTCGAGGAGCGTCTCCTTGTCTTCGCCTTCGGCTGGTGACGACTTAGCCTTTTCGTCTTCGGTCTGGAGAGATGAGGCAGCGTCAGCTTCTGTACGGACTTCCTCCGCAGGCACACCCCCTGTGTCTACGTTGTCCGGGCGAAGCTCGTAACCACCTTCGGCGCTCGACGAGGCCGCCATTTACGTCGATCTCCCTGACCGGTGTCTGTGTTTAGCGCAGGCACCGGCAGGTACGCAAGCCGACCATAAGAAAGTTTATGCTCTTGCTTTAACGGGCCATCATCCCCCCGGGGGCGGGGGCGACAGGTCCGGGCGTGGGGTTCGGGGGAGGGGGCCTTCCCGTTTGGTCGGGGGGCCGCTGGGCTCCGGGGGGCGCGCCTCTGGGGGCGTTCGCGCCTCCGGCTGGTGCCTGCGCTCCCCCCTGGCCCGGGAAATCCATCGCCCCGCCCGGTCCTTGAGGCCCTTGAGCCAGCTTGGAAGCCATGCCGTTGAGAGCGACGATGGAGGGAAGGGCGCTCTGGAAAGCCTGGGTAAGGTCCAAACGGTCGTCCAATCGCCGTATAAGCTCCTTTGCCAGAAATTCCGGTGAAATTCCGGGCAGTTGCATGAGCATGGGGAAAATCCTCTCAGCATTCGCGATCTCCTGCGCCTGATTGGGCCGTCCCGTGCTTCCCGCCTCGATTTCCAGCCAGAGTTCATCCGCGATCTGCTGCCTCGACATCTCGGGCCAGACCGCGCCCTCTCCGACGATCCTCTTTACCGTGTCGACAGTGACTTCTTGAAGAAGGATTTGCGACCCGGTTCTGGCGATCTGAGTGAGCAAATCGTCAATGTCGTCAATGTTGGAGCCCATTGCGGTGGCTCGAGAAGCCTCGGCGATGTTCGATTGCGTCGCCGTGGGAGAACCCCCCGTTGGCCCCATGTTGGCTTCCTGCACCCCAGTGACGCGAAGCATGTCGGTGTAAAGCTGCTCCGTATCGTAGAGGTTGGGGTCGATAGGCGGCCCTTTGAAGGGCTGGAGGAGGTCTTCCACCTTCTGCCCGGGCTGGAGCCCGTTCAACTCGATGATGGCGTTGTCGGGATGGTTGGAGAGCTTGTCCAAATCCTCGGCGTCGACCATCCCCGCCGCCACCACGGTCTTCGGGCGCGCCGCTCGGCGATGTTCGCGCATCCCCTGCCGCGACCGATTATATTCCTGCTGCATGTCCTTGATGAGCTTCACGTCTGACGGCGGGTAAACCATCAGTTCGTGGTCGCAATCGTTGAAGGTGAGCGGAAACCAGGGCCAAAATCTATCGGTATAAACTTCTGGGGATGCAGGCTCTCGAAGAAAATCTGCGTATCCGTCGCAAACCACGTAAACGAGGCCATCTTTCTTATTGTATATTTCCCAAACACACGCGTTCCGGCTGTCACCTGCGTCAGAGATGTCGTCTTTGTTAATCTTACTTTCAAGGACGGTGAAGCCATGACGAGTTACCACGGTGGCATTGTCGCTGTCGAAATTCTTATAGGCGGTGTACCCTTTGCCGATGTCTGTCTCGTAGATTTCTTTGACCTCGTTTGGGGACAAGATATACTGCTGCGCTACCCAATCGGCCCCCAAGAATTCCTTGATGGAGATGACCTTCGGGTCCATTATGATGTCGGTGGAGAGGGGATAGTCAAAAGTAAGCCCTTCACGGACCACGTATTCCACTTCTGTGCGGAGGTCTTGCAGCATAAGGCGCATCTGTTCCGCCTCGGGGCCGTCCGGGTCCACTTCGTCGTCGTGGATGTCAGCCGACAGCCGCTCAAGGGTGGCGAGACGGTTGTTGATGTCGGCAATGCGCGCCTCGATCTCAGGCCGCTTCTGCATGACGCGTTCGAACCCGATTTTGACGTAGCCGACGCAGGTCGTGCAGGTGCGGCGCACGACGCTCTTCATCATCGCCTTGAAGTCTTGCGGCTGCTGGGCGACGTCATGCTCGAAAAGAAGCTGTAGGGTCTTGGCGATCTTGTCGAGTTGCTGCTCCTCGGTGCGGACGCGCGCCGCGTCCTGCATGATCGGCATCGCCGCTTGTTGCATTTGGGCGAGGCTCGCCTGCATCTGCGCGGCTTGATTGGGGTCGCCTTGTCCCATTGCGGCGGATTGCATCGCGCCTTGGACCTGCCCCATCATCTGCGTGCCTGCGGCTTGCAGCGCCACGAGGGAACTCTGGTCGCCGTCCCAGACCGTGTTGAGCACGCGCTCCCGGCGCTTGGCGACGAATTTTGGGTTCTTGGCGTAAAAGAATGCTACCCGTTGTGAGATGACCCGCAGGCATAGATTTGCTACGTAGCGGTTGTCGCGCTCGTTGTGGGTCCACTGGTAACCGTGGGCGAAGTCCTGGTCGTCGCGCATCTTCTCGAAGATGGGTGCCCAGTATTTGCAGGCGCGCTTAAGCTTGTCGTTCCATTTCTTGACCAGAGCTTCCCGGGCGTCGTGGATGTCCGGGTCGTCGCGCTTGATAATGTCTTCTTTGGCGGCTTCTTCGAGGATGTTCTCGGGGATCGAAGGCTCCGTGCCCAGCATCTGCTCCAGCATCGACTGCATGGGCGAGAGGGACGGGCCGTTCGGGTCTTGAAGCATGTCACCAGCCGCCTGTGGTCAACGAGTTTTTCTTCTCTTTCTTCTCGCGTTTGCTGTCTTCGATTACCCAGCCCAAAGTTCCGTGCTTGGGGGCCTCGAGCGCAGGCACGGGGCGCTTCGGCTTGCGGGTAAGGTACAGCCCCAGCCCGACCAGCGCCAGTGTGTCCACGAAATCGTCGTGCACCCCTGCGGGGAATTTAATCATCTGGTCATAGGCGTCCGCCCACCACGCGGCGAAGGTTGGGAACAACACGCCTTGCTGGGCGATGCGCCCCGAGATCGATTGCGCCCTTTGCTCCTTGTCGGTTGCAGGCACCAGCTCGTATAAAGAGCAGAATATCCTTTTTTCTAACATTCTTTTACGAAGGAATGGCCCGATGCTCTGCGTGATATGATGTTTCTCGGAAAACCAAAATACCGGGTGGTATTTCTCCATCATCACGAGCATCACCTCTATTACCGTAGCCGTATCCGCCTGTTTCCAGAACAGGTCTGGCATGACCCAGATTTGGTCGTGCTCATCGACCCCAACCGCCATCAGACACGTCTTGTCGCGACCCTGCTTGAGGGAGACGGCGTGATCGCTGGCGCAATAAAAGCGCAGTCGCTCTTTGTCCGGGGCGATTTTAAGTGCTTTGTACGGCCGGAAGTGTTTGGACTGAAAGAACGCGCCCTCGTCGGGGGTTGGGCGACCTTGGTAGAGCGCCTGGAAGCCTCTAACATCTGTCTGCCGGATCGTCGCCAGATAGTCCCGGTCGAACCTCTCAGGCCACAGGGGTTCGCCCACGACGCGGCCCAAGACGTCGCCCTTGACGGCGAGCGCAGGCATCTCGATGACGCGCCACTTCTCTGCTTCTGCTTCAACGTAGCAAGGGTTGATCGGGTCGGTGAGACGGCCGATGAGATCGTCTTCGTGCCACCGGGTCTGTATCAAGACGATGGCTCCGAGCTTAGTCATAAGTCGTGTCTGGAGGACTTGAGTGTACCACGACCAAAGTTGTTCGCGGATAGTTGGACTGTCAGCCTCCCTACGGTCCTTGAGCGGGTCGTCAAGCAGGATTACATCCGCACCGCGGCCTGTTATTCCAGAACCGCGACCAAGAAAAAAGATTACTCCACCGCCTGCGATCTCTAGCCGATCCACGCTCTGCGACCCCGGCTTGAGCCTGACGCCGGGGAACACCTGCTTATAGAGCGGCGAGCGCATGATATTGCGGGTGGCGCGCCCGTGGTCCCAGGCGAACTTCTCGCTGTAGGTCGCCACGATCATGGAGTTTTCGGGATGCCGTCCGATGTACCAAGCCGAGAAGATGTGGCTCGCCAGTTTGGTTTTGCCGTGCCGGGGCGGCATGGTGACTTGAAGCCGCAGGAACGCTCCCTGCTCGACTTTCTCCAGCGCAGCCCCGAGAACGCGGTGATGTTTGGATGGACGGTAAAGGGAGGCGTCCATATCGTCCGGTTTATCAGGGACGGGCGAGACATATTGTGCAAAGTGGATGAGATCGTCCTTAGCGAGCAGGATTTTCTTGCGCCGCTCTAGGAGGGAGCGAAGCTCCCTCCCGTCAGAACGACTTTTCAGTGCGGAGGGGCGATTTGGCACGAACCTCGGCCTTGCGGTTCTTGGGGGGCTTCGAGGTCGTCGCCGGGGGTGCCTTTGGAACGCCCCCGGCTGGGCCTCGCGGAGCCGCTTGGGGGGCTGGAGGTCGCTCCGCGAAGCCTTCACCCGGCGACCCGGGCGGGCGCATAGGCACCGCGCCGGGAAGAAGAGGTCCGGGTGGACCCAGGCCCGGAGGCGGCATCCCCGGGGTCACTCCGGGCGGCATCCCTCCGGGCGGCATGTGGGCGTGGAGCATGACGTGCATCCCGGGATTTCCCGCCGCCATGCCGCCCAGCATCGCGCCGATCCCGCCGCCGCCGCCGCCGCCCAGACCTGCGCCAGGGCCGGGAGGCGTCATGGGCAGATCGCCAATCGCCATCAGACCGCCTCCTGCCCCTCCGGGCCATATTGCTGGACGAACTTGCGGTGGGTCGAGCCGCCTGCCTGCTTGGCGTTCTGACCCGCTTCGAGGCGCTTCTTGGCTTCCGCCGTGACCTCGCTGAGTTCTTTCTCGTCAACGGGTTGACCGGCGACATAGTCCCGGGTTCCCACCTTGCCGAGCTTGAAGTCCTTGTTTTCGAGCGCGGCTTTGATGGCGTCGCGCTCCAGCTTCATCTTCTCGTCCTCGCCGGGTTTCGGCTCTGGCGTCGCCGCCTTGGGAGCGGCAGGGCTTTCCGGCCCCGGATTGGGGTTCGGCGACGGCGATGGCGGCTTGGGCTGCTGCTGTGGCGGCTGCGGCGGCGACGGCGGCGCGGGATGCGGTG